TTTTTGTACTAAAATAATATCGTTGCCCTCTATGCGGGTTTCTAATACTAAGGGCTGCGGGTTATAACTTGCCCCGCCATAGCCGCCTCCGCTTGTGTAGCCACCGCCGCCGCTGCTTCCTCCACCTTCTAAACCTTTGCTCAATGCTCCTTTTATGGCTGCACCTGCGGCCACCATTGCAATACCCGCTGCAATAGCCAAAGGAGCATTTAATGATATCATTGCCTCGTTAAATTTTAGCATTCCAATACCATAAACAATTAATAACTTACCTAATTTGCCTATAAAATCGGCTACCGTTATTAGTATTGACTTACCAAAATCTTTCATTGTTCCACCATTAACTAAATTGCCAAGGCTTTCTCCAACTGTTACTGCTAAATCTACTAATGTATTTCTTATTAAGGTGTATAAATCCTCACTAAATCGTATTGCATTTTCGGTAATGCTTTGCAAACCTTTTATGGTAGAGTTTGCTAAGTTAGATGCAAACATTTCGCCTGCTATTTTACCCGTTTCGCCTAAATCTGAAATCAAAGGCTTAAACTCATCTTCCACTACTTGGGCAATTTCTTCTGCCTTTTTGCCCGTGGCTTTTAATTGCTTAATTGGCTGGGTTACATTGGCAGTAGTTTTAGCCACTTTATTCATTTCATAGTCTAAAGCGTGCATTTGTTCATACATTCGGAAAATTTGCAAATTACTTGCCTCAATTTCGGCAGATAGTTGATTTATCTCCTTTGTGAGTTTGTTTACCGTTGCCATTTCTGCACCAATAAACTCCCCTTGCTGCCCTACACCTCTGGTGCTTTGCAGGGTTGCTTGTAGCTGCTCGCTTAATCTTGTTTTTAAAAGCTCACGCCTTGCAATGGCTTGTTTTATTAAGTTTTCGGTTTGGAGTATTATTTGCCTTGTTTCATTTTTTAAGGCTTGTATTTGCTCCGTGCTCGCATTTTTAGCATTGTCTTTTAAGGTTTGTATTTTTTCTAATTGCGTGCCTAAATTTTGATAGCTTCCTTTTAAACCATCTACTAACAATTTTGTATCTTCGCTAACCTCATTATACGCGGCAGCGGCCACATTTAAAGCTAAAAACCCTGCGGCAATTAAACCTAAAAGCCCTACGATGGCTCCCATTGGAGTTGCTAAAAATACCAACGCCCCAGTTAGTACCGGCAATAATGATAATAATAAGCCAATGTAGGAAGACAATGGACCAATAGCAGCAACAACGGCGGCCAATGTTATTATTAACTTTTTTAGCTCTGGGCTTAATTCCCTAAATCTATCAATCAATCCCTTAATCCAATCTGCAAAGGCTTTTACATTTTCTTTTAAGTTAAATGCTTGTACTATTTCATCACCCAGCCCTTGTATTGCCTTGGTGCGTAAGTCCGTTATTTCTTTTGCAACCCCTTCTAATTGAGTACTTGCATTTACAGCCTCACGTGCTAAGGCTAAAATAGGTGCAGATACCGACAAAGACAAGGCTAAACCCGCCTTTTGCATTTCAAATCCGACATCACCTACTTTTTGTGCTGCATCATCCAGCTTCTCAAAAAACTTCCTAAAATCGGCTCCTATTTCTATGTTTACTGCCATTGTTTATATATGTTTTGGAAATCTTTTATCGTTTTCCATTGCTTTTAGTATTTTTATGTTTACCGTGCCTTCCTGCTCCCAATCAAATTTTAAAAGCTGCTGCGGCTTGGTTAGCTTTTTGGTATGCGGCTGCAGGCTATAATAAGCTATAAGCCTGGCACGCTCCCAAGCGGCTTGCTCTGCATACTTATTGCTTTGTATGTGCCCTATGTATGCCAGCTCTATATCTTTAATGGTGTACTCATCCTCCTGGGAGGGGAGCACACGCAACACGCCAAGTAGAAAAGAACGTATAAATGGTACTACTTGGCTTTGGGCTTTTTTGCCTCCTGCCCTAAACCTTGCAGGCTTGCCACATCTTCCATCAAGGCTCTCACGGCATTAAAATCTAAATCCAATGCCTCATCTACATCGTCGCGGGTAAGCTCGCCTTTGTCTTTTATGCCCGCATAGGCAAGGTCTACAAGGGCATCAAACTCTACTACTCCTTTGGCAAGCTCCTCGGCTTTTCTGCTCATTGCTAACAATGCACGGCTGCCTATTCTTACCTGGTACTCTTTATCTTTTACTTTTAATATCATACTTTACAAAAAAGGGGAGGCTCCACACCTCCCCCTCACAATTAAACAATTATCTACCCAAAACTATTTTTATGAAACCGTTCCCTCGGTTACTGCTCCAGTTACTTTAAGTGTGCAGCTAAATGTTTGGCTATCCTCATTTGGTGCCGAACTTTCTAAGCTGGTAAGGTATACCTCGGCCTCGTAGTATTTATCGCCCGTTACCTCGCTGCTAAAGCGTGCGGTAAATTGAGTACGTGCTGCTATTTCGGCATACAATGCTGAAAAGCTAAGGGCTGCATTCTCTGCAAAATACCCCTCGGCACTAAACTCGGCAGATCGTAAGCCTTCCAATACGGTTTCCCATCCTGCACTATCCTTAGTTGTAGCATCTCTGGTAGCCATATTTATGCTAAATGAGTTGCTGGTTAAATTCGTTATTTTGGTTCCATCTTTGTAGAGTGCTACAAGGGTTCCGTTGTTTATTCCTGTACTTGGCATTATTTATTTTTTTTAGTTGTTTTACGTTTTGTTTTTACCTCCTCTAAGTAGTCGGCATTGAAGTATTTTACATCCAATTCCAACACCGTGCCCGCTGGGTAGGTTTTACCTATGATCGGGTGGGTCCAACTGGATTTAAGTTTTACTTTCATTGTTTCAAATTTCTTTTACTTGCTTTGCCTTTTTAGTATTTTTTTTTGCAGTAAGATAGCCGTTTTGTTTTAAAAATTCGGCTAAATCGTTGGTTACTTCCAACTCGGTGCCCGCAGGCCATTGCTTGTATTGCTTGGTTAGTTTTACTTTCATTTTTTTAATTCCTTTTGTATTGACTTTTCGGTGGTTTCCACTATTTTTCTACCTATTACATTTTCTATGTAGCTCCGCATTTGCATTTCTGTACGTTTAGGAAAGTTGTTTGGCTTAATGCTTCCATACTTGCCATTAGTACCAACTATTAAAAAATAAGCATAGTACCCATCATCATCTAATCCATAACCCACCTCTGGGCCTAAGTATATGGTAGGAAATGTATTACTCCTACCCTTAAATATATTCATACTTTTACGCAGGTTGCCCGGCTCATATACATCCCTTATTTTACCCCTTTCCCTCCTTATCTGGGTAGTGCCATCTACAATAATGGGCGTATTTTCTCTAAGTTTGTTCAATATAGGCCCTGCGTGTTTTGCCATTACTCCAGTAAGCTCCAATCGTACTGCCTGCTGTGCCCCATAATTAAGTTTACGAAATTCTTTTTTAATTTCAGCACTTAAACCTTGGCCTGCCCTGCCTCTATTCCAATTACTTTGGCTTAATAACCTATCCGCTAAACTCATACCCTTTTATTTGCACTTATCCAAAGCCCCTCGCGCTCCAGCTCTTGTATTTCTGTAATGTCGTAATAGGCACCATTGTACACTATTCGCATATCTTCGGTAATGCCCGCAAAAAACCGTATTTTAAAACGCACTTTGTTGGTGGCGGTTGTTTTGTCGGCCTGCAGGTTTTCGGTACCTCCTGCCTTTTGCACGTTGGCAAATGCGGTGTGGTAGGTGCTCCAGGTTTGTATCCACTCGCCGCTTGTGTTGGTGCTTTCGGTGGGTGCTTCTATTACTATTTTTCTATCTAAGCGGCCAATGTTCATACTTCTATGCGTTTAGATATTAAACTTAGTTGGTATGCCGTGGTGCGGCTTAATTCTTTAAAGCTACCTGCCTCGGCGGTTTGGCGGCTCTCGAATAGGTCGCCCATTATCATACGCAATGCCTGCACTACCATTGGGTTGGTTTGGGTGGTGGTGGTTACGGTTACTTGCACGGGTAAATCCCTATCGTATAGCGTGGGAGCGGTGCCCGTAATTTCTACAATGTTATCTGTAATTATGTAGTTGCTACTATCCCAGGTTTGTAGGGTATTGTTGGCATCGTAGTACTTAATAACTACGGTGCTCACATCCCGCACGTCGATAACAAAATCATCCAATGTTTTAAGGTAGCCAACTACGGTACCATCTACCAATATACTCGTTTCGGCATATAGCATAGCGTGGGCACTTGCCAGATAGTCGGTTATTAGATCGTCAAAAGATGTGTCTAAAATATTAAGATGCAGCTTTGCATCGGCTAAACTTAGTGCCAATGTGCTGGTAGGGCTTGTAACCTGGAGGAGCTTTAATAGCTTGTATTTATTTGCGTTTTGTGCGTACATAATATTAAAAAAAAGGGGAGGAAGCTATGCGGCAACCTCCCCGGTATATGAAAAATTAAAAGCTAAGTATATTATCCGAATGTACCTACGCTTATGGCTGCATCTTGTGCAAGTGCCATATCCCAGAATGAGTTTACAATTAACACATCCATACCGCTTTTCTTTTGCGTGTAAGGGTCGTATGTAATTTCAATACCTCCAAATTGTGCCAAGTACACTTTTGCCCAGTTACCGTAGTAAGCGGCAGGGTTTGTAATGTCTGCAATTTGGTTGCTGAATTTAGCCATTCTGCCAATTATCATTTCGTTTATGATTAAAGGATTAACGCCGCTTACTTGTGCCGCTGCGTACACATTGCTAAATAAGTCATTGCTTATTGCAAATCCAAGGTTACCTCTATCGTGGTTGTTGCCTTTTACTTCCTCAATTAAAGCAAGCATAAGGGCAGAAATATCTGCGTTAGTTACCGGAGTTTTGCCGTTTCCTAACCACTCGTAAGAGCCATTAGCCGTATCATCTGTAAAAGCTGCATACTCTACTTTGGCTGCGATAGCTTCCTGAAAACCTCTACGCAATGCACCCTCTAAAGAGTCGTTTTGTTGCATAGCTGCCTGCATACTAAAGTTTGCATAAGATGCTAATCTTTTTGGAGTAAGGCTTACCGGAGTAATTGCTGCACCTCCATCGGCTGCTGCATCTGTTTCACCTTCCCATTGTGTAGTTACACTTGGGATAACGGTTAAACGTGCATCCATTACCGCGTTTAGTTTAGTGATACGTAAATCACCCAAGATAGTATTTGCATAAACGCCATCCACAAAACCAAGTTGATCTACACCTGCGGTGCCGTTTTCAACAATGTTGGCTCTGGTTTCGCCTTTAAGGATGGTGCTTGGTATAATTACCGAGTTGCCTCTTGTAGTTACGCCGATGCTTTTCATTTCGCGTAAACCTTCCTGGTGCATTTCAGCAGCAAGGCCGTTTAACTTTTCGCCGTATGCAGCTCTTACCGCATCGCCAAAAGTATAGGTTTCTTTTACCTTTCTTTCCTCTTTGCTTTCCTCTTGCTTTGGTGCTCCAGCAGCAGCAGCGGCCAATCTTATAGCCTCACGCTTTTCTACTTTTACCAATTCTGCTTCCAGGTCGGCAATTCTTTTCTCGTCGGCATCCCAAGTGGTTTGCTCTGCCTCGGTAAAATCTCGATTTTCTTTTGTTAAAAGTGCATCAAGAGACACTAAACGTTGTTTAGCCTCCCCAATCGCTTCTCTTATTTCTTTGCTTGTGTTCATTATTTTTATATCTAAAATGGTTATACAAATTTTTGATAAACTGCTTCCTTATGCAGTTTTGATTTTTGCAAGCCTAAACTTGCGGAGCTTGGCGGCAGTTTCTAAACTCATACCGGTTGGCTCTGGCTTTATTGACTTTTTAAGCTCGTCGATGACCTC